GCGCCCGGCAGCGGTGGCCGCCGCGCCAGCTCCAGCCGCCGAACCGGCAGGCCGCATGCCGGATGAGTTCAAAGCAGAGCCGACCAGGAAAACGCCTATCAGCCTGACGATGAATGAAACGCTGTTGAGGGCGGTGGATGCGAAGGCCGCGCGCAACGGTATCAGCCGGGCCGCCGCGTTCGCCCTGGCGGCAAGCCAATGGGTCAATGCAGAAAAATAGAGCAGGACCAGCAGCAAACCAGCGCCAGCAGATGCCGGCGTTTTTTTTGGTACATTGGCCGGCCCATAACTTGCCAATGAGAACTAAAAATGTCCTTCCTTCGTGCTGGCGCTGTCGCGCTTTTCCTTTCCCTGCCTGCTGTTGTCCATGCCGAGGCCCTGCCGGCGCCGCTGGAAAAGAGCCTGCGCGGGTATGACCTGAACATGATGACCCTGGACAAGGGCGTGCTGCGCCTGGCGTATCGCCGGCCGGTGGTGAAGTTCGACCAGTTCGCCGGCCTGGTGGAGAACGGCGCGTGCATGCCGCTGCTGATGGACCAGAAACGCGGGTGGGGTAGGGCAGTTATTGATCGCATCGAAGTCAGGACCAATGCGGGGACCCAAGGCTATGCGATCGGCGGCGCGCGCAAGGTCTGCGCGGATATCGGCAGCATTGCCGGCGGATCGGTCAAGGTGCGGGAATACCTGGCGAAGGTGGCCGAGGTCTGCGTGGCGGGGGAGTGCAGGGCGCGTCGACCAGGTGAAAAAACCAGCGGCGACGAATAAGGCCTGTAGCGGCGTTTTTTTCTGCCGGGGTGTCCGTGCCTTACCCCTCATCTATTTTGCGGCTGTAGGCGGTCCCTGGTGGTTTCCTGGTGCTTTCCTGGCGGATCCGGTTGTCCTTGATGACGGCGGGCTCTCGCTCCAGGATCCGGTGAACGTCCTGGGCAACGCTGTCCTGGGTTCGTACATTGGCGCCAGGCCTGGTAATTGTCAGGGTCAGATGGTGAGCACGTATGGCGATCCAGTGCAGCCGTGAAATTTCCCGCAACAGTGTCAACATGCGTTCATCGCCGGCGGCCCGTGCCGCCTCCCGTTCCCCTGCCAGGTATTCCAGCGGCAGAGGGTCCCAGTCAAGTCGCCCCATAATTTAGCCTTTCAGATACTGTATAAATATACAGTAAAGCGGGCAAAATAAAGGCGCCAGGTGTGCATCTGGCGCCGAGGGATCAGGATTTGACCGCTGGGTAGGTGAGGCCCTGGACCGGAACCGCTGCAAACAGTCCCGGTAAGTCGCCGTCCAATTCGATCCAGGCACACATGGCGCCGTTGGCAACGTTGCGCCGGAATGCCTCAATGCGCCCCGTCTGTTGTTCCCCCTCCAGCTCGAAGGCGGCTATATCATCCAGCCACCAGGTGTGGCCGTCGCAGGTGGCATATTCCGCGCCAGCTCCACCTTGGCGGCCGGCCATATCATCCATCACTGCAAAATCAGCTAAGGCGTTCTGGTTCGTCATTCTTCGTTCTCCTGTGCGGGTGTAGGCCACATATCCAAAATGCGTTGTTCAAGTTGCTGGCGTGCTTCCTTGCCTTCTTCTTCCTCTACCCAGCGCAGTGCCGTGCGTCGCCACTCACGGTCTGGTAGAGCAATGAAGCGATATGCGCGAAAGGTCAGCTCTGCTTGCGCCTTGTAGCGCTGTTCCATTTCCGCCGTCATGGTCAAGCCTTCGGCGGGGTTATGTCCTTGGAAATACCGACCGACAAGCCGAATTTGGCGAGCCTGGACAGCGGAATGGCAGTCAGGTGCGCCACGCGCTTGAGGTGGATGGTTTTTTCCACTTCCTTTTCCAGGGTGACGCCGGCGGCCACCAGTTGCTTCTTGAAAACAGTGGCCGATTTCACCGGCAAGCCGTTCCATTTTTCGCGCAAGTGGTTGGAGTGGGCAATATGGTCCATGACGTGGCCGGCGCGGATCAGCAGGCATTCTTCCCCTTCCACCATGTCGAACTTGTACGGGTGGCGATAGGCGCCGGCGTCCATCTCGGACAGGATGGTTTCCATGATCCAGACCCAGGGCGAGCGGTCCGAGTCGGATTCGCTGATATGGGAATTCATTTCCGCCATGAGATCGGTGCCGAATCCGCCGGTGCTGTTGTCGATGCCGGCAAATTCCGCCAGGTAGCGCCAGGCCAGCAACAAGGCGGCGTAGTTGCCGGCCATACGCTGGGCGCCGTCGTCGGTGCTGCGGCTGTTCTTGAGGCAGTGGTCGCGTAACGTTTCATATTTCGCCATCACGTCGCGGGGGTCCAGCTCGGACAGGTACACCAGCCATTCGCGCAGTGGAAAGCGGGGCAGGTCGTCGGGCATCTTCGGCCCCTTCTTGCCGGTCAGCGTGGTGCGGACGATCTTCCCCAGGATGCCCTTGACTGGTACGTCCTCGCCGGCGAGCAGGACCGGCGCCGACAGCACGTATTCAGTCATGTCCGCGCCGCGTGTAGTCACGGTGTATTGATAGCTCTCCTGGAGCAGGGCTACCGCCTTGTCGATCACGTCCTGGCGCCGTGCGCTCAGTTCTTCCCAGCCTATGGGGTGGCTTGTGTGGCTGACGCTCGTTACCTGGCGGAACTCGGTCTGGATGCTCTGGCCGGAATACATGCGGAAAGCCAGGGTGCGTTCCAGGCGCTTAATCAGGGTGGACTTGCCGGCGCCCTTGTCTGCCTGGACGGTCATATGCGGCCAGAATCCCAGGATTGCTTTCATGTGGCCGCCTAGCGCCCATACCAGGGGCAGGGTGGCGGCATTCTGTTTGAACGTGGTCTGGTAGGCAGAAATGACGCGGGCCGCGTCACGGACGGGGCCAGATGGGAAAGTCAAGTTGTGATACGGGCACTGCTTTTCATCGTCGGTGAAGTAGCAATCCGGCCCCTCGTTGACCGTGAGCTGACCATTACGCCAGGCCAGGCCCACAAAGTTGACGGCATTGCGGGCGCCCAGGTCGGCGGTGCGCTCCAGGATGTTGACCATTCGGGAAAACTCGGACGGCTTCCAGATCGGGCCGAACTTGCCCCATTGCTGCATGTTGTGGAGCTGGTCGTCCTGGAGAATACGGCGGGTCAGGTTGGCGCCGTGGCGCGCGGTCTGGACCGTGACGGAGAAATAGGTTTTCGGGGAATTGTCTTCGTCGCCGGTCATGGTGGCCGTGGCGCTCGCCACGGTGACGCGGCTCAATGACGCCACGCGGAAACCGCACAAGTCTTCATACTGGATGCGCTCGCTTTCGTCGGCGTCCTCGGCCGGCTTGGACTTTACATAGCGGGTGAAGTCCAGGGTCTTGCGGAAGCGCCAGTACTGCGTGAAGTCGTGCGAGGGAAGGTAGACGCGCGATTTTCCGAGGCGGGATTTTGCCTCGCCGGACAGCCCGGTAATGATCCAGGGTTCCAGGTCGTCCAGGGCATCGCGCAGGCCTTTGACGCCGTGTTCCTGGAGATAGTCGTTTGCGTCGTTGATGAGTTCGGCGTCTTTGTCGCCTGGCTTCTTCCAGTCGTCCTGGTTGACCAGGACCGCGCTGATGTTGAGGGCGGTCAGCTTTTCATACAGCGCCCATGCGGCCATGTGGCCGGGGCGCTGGCCGGCGCGCGGCTTGTCCGATGCGATCGGCGCGTCATTGTCCAGGCAGATCAAAACTTGTTTGCCGCGCAGGAACGAGAAATCGATATTTTCCACATTGCCCACGCCGCGAAGGGCGTAGCCGACCGTGCCGGGGATCTCGCACGAATCGACGGACAGGGCGTTGATAGAGCTTTCCACCATGACCACGCGGCGCGCGGCTTTGAGGCGGGCAGGGTCAGCGGTCCAGCCTGCGCCATCCTTCTGGCCCTGGGATTGCGTTTTGACGCCGCCATTTTTCTCAGGGTCCAGATAGCGCATGTCCACACCGATGACTTCGCGGGTGCCGACCTGGTAAACGATGAAGGCCACGCCGGGGCCGCCGTAGCCGATTTCGCCTTCCTGGTGCTTGGTGCTGGTCCACTCGTTAAAGCCCAGGGTGCGGCATTTCAGCGCCCGGTCAATCGCCTGCGGAGTGATGCCGCGTTCCTCCAGGTATGCCCTGGCCTTAGGCGCCACTGCCAGGCAGCGATCGGCAATGTATTCAATCTGGCTCTTTTCCTTCTTCACTGCCGGGGCGTCGGGCTTGTCGTATTCGATGCCGAATTCTTCATGCAACCAGCGCATGGCGTCCGAGACGGACAGGCCCAGCACGTACATGACCAGATCCACGCAGGAGCCTTTCGCGTCCGGGTTGCTATGGTCCTTCCAGCCGGTACCGTGGGTCGGGTGGTTCACGAAAATGGAGAGGGATGCATTCTTGTCGGAATGCCCTGGCGAGTGGTACAGGCCCTTGTCTCCTTTGGCTTTCTTGATGCCGAGGCGTGCCGCCAGCTCTACCAGGTCAATCCGCTTCTTGAGTTCTTGAATCGTTGCCATCCACGTCCCCTTACAGCATGCAGTTGGCAATTGAACCGGCGGTGATGAAGACACGGTGGCCGTCCACTACCAGGCAAAGGGAATAGCTTGTGGAGGCTGACATATCCACGTAGGCCTTGTTCGTGCGCGCTTCCATGTCGCCGGTGGCGTGTGCCACGGCACGGCGGGCTGTGTCGCGCGACATGTTCGCGTGGTGCATGACGTGAATAACGGCGCTCTCGATTACCGCGCCGTAGGATCCATTCAGCATTTCGTCAGCGTGGGCGTGTAAAAAGGCATCCGCCAGGAGGCGGGCATCGGTCGTTTGCATAGGAATTTCCCTGATGTTCAGCTAGTGGGAAGCAGGTCAAGCTGCTTCATAAGGCTATTGCGTGCATGTTCGGAAAGAGGGAGCCGAACGTTGTTCTTGGATTTGCAGGAAGGCGTGAGGGCGCGGACCGCTTCCAGGGTGCAGACATAGCTATGGCCGCATTCCGGGTCGGTGCATGTGTATGTGATTTCCCGCATGGTCTTGGACAGCTCGCGGCTACTGCGAGCGATCGCCCGTGCTTCGCATTCCGGGCAACGTATCGTGATGCGCATAGAAAAAAATCCCCTCGGTGAGAATTAAGGGCCTCCCCAGGCGGTCTTAAATCTCGCTTGCTACAAAGTGCAGCAAGTTGCTACGGCTTGCGACGGTTTGTGTAGGTTTTGAAACCTACCTGATAGATAATTCTCACCATCGCTGCCTTGCTTCTTTGCTCCTTCTCGCAGAGTGCCAGGAGGTCTTTTTCTTCCTGGTCGGTGAGTTGGATAGGGATCCGAGGAGGTATTCGTTTCTTTGCTTTTTGTGGTTTCGTGGTTTTCAATCTGTAACACTCCGCTAAAAGTTGTTTCAGTATGTAAAGTCTAACCGACTTTCCGCAAAGATTGATTACTAGGATGCTAATAAAGACTACTTTTTGTAAACATAGAAAACAAATATGAAAAACAAGGCGGCAGTGCAAGCAATCATCGACCGGATGAAGGAAGTAATTGGGGCGTCCACCGATGTAGAGCTGGCAAACCATTTCGGCGGTTCGCGTAGTGGGCCTGGAGTATGGAAAGTTCGGGGGAGTATCCCAGTAACGGAGTGCATCGACCTGGCGGAAAAATACTCCGTCAGCCTGGACTGGCTGATCCTTGGCCGGGGAACGAAGCAGGGGGGAGAGGCGGAAATGAAGGCGGGTGCGGCTTTACAAAACGTAGACACGGTTGCCCTGGAGGTCTTCGATATGGCAACCATTGGCAAGGACCAGGCCGCCGACCAGCTTTGGCATGTACCGCGATCCTGGTTGAACCAGGAGGGCCTAAGCGCGGATGAGACGGTGATTGTTCAAGCTGATGGCGATGCCGGCAACGCCATCAAGGAAGGGCAGGTAGTGTTCCTGGATCGCCGCCAGTGCGACGTTGACGGCGTGTATCTGGTGAGCTTCGGTGGGGTGATGCGGTTCAAACGGTTGCAGCGTATGGTGGCTGGCGGCTTCCGCGTGAGTAACGATGACAGCAACTACACCAGCGAATTGGTGGAGCCTGGCGCATTTGAAATCATCGGGCATTGCTACGCGGTCGTGGCGCGCGTTTCTTAGGGACGACCTCGGCCTTCTTTTTCTCGGCTCGGCCCAGGGTGTTGTAGATGGTCGCACGGCTCACCTGGTAGCGTGCGGCCACGTCCTTGACGGTGATATCTGGATTGCCCAGCAAGGCCTTTATTTCGACCACGGCGCGCTCATCCAGGGTCGCCGGTCTGCCACCTACCCGGCCGCGCGCTCGCGCCGCCTGTAGCCCCGCTACGGTGTTCTCCTGGATCACGTCTCGGACGTACTGCGCCAGCGATGCCATAACGCCCATGAACATGCGGCCTTGCGCGGTGCTGGTGTCGATGTGGTCTGAGATGCTTTCAAACTTCACGCCTCTTTCTTCCAGGTCCCGCACGATGTTCACCAGGTCAACCAGGGAGCGCCCCAAGCGGTCCAGGCGCCACACGATGAGGGTATCCCCCTTGCGCAGTGCGCGCAGGGCGTTTGCCAGCTCTGTGCGGTTCTTCATCGCGCGGCCGCTGGCCTTGTCTTCATAGACCTGGACGCAGCCGGCGCGCTGTAGTGCGTCCCGCTGTAGGTCCAAGTTCTGGTCCACGGTAGAGACGCGGGCGTAGCCGATACGCATTCCGCCACTGGATAGGTCCAAGGTGGCCTTGTCTGCTGGGTCGCGCATTATTCTTCCTCTTCTTCCTCGAACAGCGGTGCGCCGATCAGCAATGGAATAATTTTCTCCGCGTGTGCAAGAGCCTGTTCCTTGGTCGGAAGAAAAACGGGGCCGTATTCGATGCCGTGACCTGGAAGGCAAAGGCCCATGCAGTAGCCATTGGGCGACAGGTACAGATAGCCGTGGTTGGCGCCATTCGCAAAAATGGCGAAGTCTTCAGGGATGCCGGTAGGGCGGGGTGTTGATGTGGGGTCAAAGCCAACGGTAAGAGCTGGGCGCAATTCGATTTGCATAGAGTGCCTAGAAAGTGTGTTTTATAACGTTAATTAGACATAGAATATTTTACATAGTAGTTAGACGTTTGGGCGGAAAAAAGGGGGCGATATCGCCCCCTTTTGCACTATGTATAAAAATCCACGGTTTTTTATACAGCCGCTGCTCCCTGGGCTGGCCCCATGACTTCGGTCAAAAGTTCGGGGTGTCGGTCCAGGACGTGCAGCAGCTTGACCAGGGAAACGGGCGGCTTGGCCTTGCCGGTTTCGTAGCGGGAAAAGGCATTGGAGCCGCCGCCGAACACGTCGCCGGCCTGTTTCTGGTTCAGGCGCAGTTTCTTGCGCACTCGCATGATGAAATCCGGGTCCACCAGGTCGGCATTGACCTTGCGCTGAAACTCGCGAACCAGGTCCATATAGTGCTGCCCGTCCTCTTGGTTGAATACAACCTCGCCGCAGTTATCGCAGAACTCGCCGGCGATGCCGCGCAGGACAGTAGAGACGCCCTTGTATTCGTAGGGGAGGTCGCGGGTATCGCGGGTCATCTTCCCCTTGCCGCAGTCCAAGCATTTCATTTTCAAAGCTCCTTAAAGGAAACAATCAGAACATCGTCAACCACGGTCAGCTTGAGGTAGACCGCGCCGACCGTCGTCATTGGCCGGTACACGTCCTGCCATACGCGATGGTCCGCATGCGTGGTCATGCTCTTGTAGAAGTCGGACGCCTGCAGGGCCAGAACGGTGGAAACCATATCGGCAAAGCTCATGCCGAGGGAAAGGGCGCCATCCGCTGCAACGCGCGTGGCGCGAACCTGGCCGGATTGCACCAGGTCCTTGACCTTGGTGAGCTTGCAGTGGGGTGTACGTTTTTCCATGAAACGAATAATAACCTACTAGGCTAATTATGGCTAGTAGGTTAATTCTTTATTTGCGGATTTATTTTGCCGTGCGGCGGAAGTTGGAACGGTGCTTGGCGCTCACCGGGTCATCGCTCATTTCCAGGTCCAGCTCGGAAGTGAAACCGCTATCGCTCAATTCATGGCGCACGCGCTTGACCAGCCAGTCGGTGGCGTCAATCTCAGGCTTGAAGCCGCTGACGTTGACGGGCAGCTCGGGGAATAATTCGGCGATGCCCTGGGCAAGGGTGTAGCTCATCGTGGCCTGGCTGCGCTGGGTACGGTTGAATTCGGCCTGTGCGGCGGCCTGGGCTTCTGCCTGGGTCGGATAGACCTCGGGCAGGACCTTCATATTTGTATTGTTCTCGCCGCCGACCGTGACAGATTTTTTTTCCGCCTTCTTCCCGCTCCAATACTGCGCACGCACGCCCTGGAAGTTCTCGCGCTCGGAGACGTGGTAGCGGTGGCGGTCGCCGTCCTTGCGCTCGATGTCCAGCGATTCCAGGCGCTTGCCGCTGGCAGTGGTGGCCGCGCCGATCGGCAGGAATAGCAGGTTCTGGCTCTTGACGTTCATCACGGCGTCATACCGCTTCGCCAGGCGCGAGAGGAATGACATATCGCTTTCGTGCGTCTGGTCGATGTGGGGAATCAAGATCTTGCCAATGACGTCCGCCACCTTCGGGTTGAGGCCGTGATTCTTGGCGATGGTCTTGACGATGGTGGCGATAGGGAGGTTGTGCCAACTCTTCTCTTTTCGCTCGCCCATGCCCTTAGTCATGGAGGCGCTACGGGCGCGCACGGTGATGGTGTCCGGCGCGCCCGAATGCTCGAATTCATCCACGCGAAAGCTGCCCTTGTTGACCACGCCTGTATCGGCCCAGCCGATCGCAACGTCCAACAGATTGCCGCGCTTGGGCAGCGCCAGCTTGCCGTCCGAGTCATCCAGGGTCAGGTCCAGGGTGTCGGCTTCGTCGGCGCGGTTCTCGGTGATGGACAGGCTAATGAGGCGCGGCGCCACGTTGCTGGTCAGGTCCTTGCCGTCCTGGCTGATGACGTAGGCGGGCGTCTTCATTTCTTGGCCTCGCTGTCCTTGTCTTGCTTCACCTGGTCGTCGTCCACGCGCTGGAGTGTGATGCGGAATTCAATGCGGCGCGGCTTGCCCAGCTTGTCCAGATAGGTGCCGGTGGTGCTGGTGTTGTCGATCACATAGGCGCCATAGACCAGGCCGGCGCCGTCGACCAGGACATAGGCCTCGCCGGCGTCGGCCATCTTCTCCAGCTTATCCAGGGAAAGGGTATCGGTTGTCAGCTCGGGCGCCAGCACGCCGGAAAACGTAATGGATTCCTCGCCGGTGCCGGTGAATTGGCGCGAGTCGCGGGCGCCCACGCGGGACTGCGTGCGGTATTTCCACGCGCGCTGGCGCTGCATCTCGTTGGGCGCCAGCGTGTCCAAGCCGAACACGAATTGATCCAAAGCCATGAGCATGGTTTTTCTTCTCCTGGTTAGTCGGACAGGCGCGAGCCGATCCGGGATTGCTTGGCGCGGTCGCGGCGGTCCAGCTCGGCGGCTACTGCCTGGGCGATCGCTTGCGGATCCAGTCCGCCGCCCTGGATGATGATTTGAATGTTGTCGCCGGCAGAGGCCGCCGCCGGCGCGCCCGCGCTGATAGGCGCGCGGGTGTCGATCGG